AAAAAGGGCAGTTTGCTTTAGATCAACAAATATTGAAAGATAGTAACTACTTTATCCCGAAAGATACAGGGAACTTAGAAGCGTCGTCATTACTAGCAACTCAATTTGGTACTGGCGAAGTCGTCTGGAACACACCTTATGCTCGTAGGCTTTATTACAATCCACAATACAACTTTAGTAAAGATTCGAACCCAAATGCTCAAGGTTTATGGTTTGAGGCAGCGAAAGCAATACATGCGCATGATTGGACAAGGATTGTGCAACAGATTTATGACGAAGAGTTTAGGAGGTAGGTAGCTAGAATGATGTCGTTTTTTTATGCTTTAACAGACCACCTTAGAGTGTTGGGATTGTTGTATGCACCTTTAAAATTCGATTTACTAGACACACCGACTGAATCAATGTGTTTTAGGTTTATACCTGTTTTACCAGCTAAAAAAATGTTTGATGGTGAAATCAAAAATATACAGTTTCAGGTATTAACTAAAAGTAAGAATCAAGAAAAAGCTTATACAGCGCTTAGTAAAATACGTGATGCTCTTGAATTACAAAACGGAGATATACAAGCTAACGATTTTAAACTCATCGTGTGTGAGTGCTATACAGAACCATCGTTTGTTGAAAAAACAGGTGCAAGTGAATTTTTATATACAGCTCTATTTAGAGCAGAATTGGAGGTAATATAGATGGCATTTTTATTAAACCATGGTTATGTATTTGAAATTGGTGGAGTTGGTGCATTACCAGCTACGAAACTACGAATTGCAAAAGGTATTACATCAGTTGATCCAGATTCTAACGAGGAATCAGATGAAAATTACTACTATGATGGCGGTGGTGCTGCAGAGCGTGACATTACAGGCTTCATGTTAAGTTACGGATTCGAAGGTCATCGAAACTATGGTGATCCAGCACAGGACTACATTTTAAGTTTACTAGCAAAGGTTGGACCTGATCGTAAAACTGCATTTACAGTAACTGAGCCTAATGGCGATAAGTGGGAAGGTCCTGCTACGATTTCTGATATTAAAGCTCCTGGTGGCGATGCGAACGCCAAGGGTGAAATTGAATTTACTATCAGTTTTGATGGTATGCCTACATTTACAAAAGCACCTACAACACCCTGAACCACCCCAAACAGGGGGAATTGAACAAGATTTTGGAACAGAGGAACCAACAACTACATTAACAGAAGGAGAATAAGGTAAAATGACACAACCATTCCAATTTAATTTTGAAAAGACTTATAGAGAGATTGATATTTCAGGTGATATTCATCGTGTGGAGTTTAATGATGAGGCCTTAACACGCTACCAGAAAGCTATCAAACGCTTTAATCAAGGCATCAAAGAAGTGCAGGAAGTATTAAAAAACGTTAATATCGAAACAGATTCTGATGAAGAAATCCAAAAGGTTAGCGATAAACAAAAAGATGTAGTAAAAGATGTTGTAGAAGTGTTTTTAGGCGAAGGAACATTTGAAGGGTTATACGAAAAAGCTGGAAAATCAGTTATGAACTTAATGAGTCTAGTAAATTATCTGATAGAAATTCACACATCTGAAATGCAATCAAAAACAGAAGATGCCCGAAAAAAATATCTAGAAAACGTTAAAAAATAAAATATGGAATTAACAGATAGAAGGCTCGATGTTTATACCTGGAATGGTGTAGACGTCGAGTTAAACTTATCTTTCGACAATGTTTTAAAACTATTTGATTTATTTTCAGATGATATTCAACGAGATTTGAAATTAGATATTGCATTAGAAATGCTTGTTGTAAATGCTGATTTATTAAAGCAGCTAAATGGATTGAATGCAATCAGATTAGTCTTAGATATTTTAAAAGACAAACTCAGTATTGATTTGGAATCAGATGACAATCAATCAAATGATGAACAGCAAATACCAATATACGATTTTAAAGAAGACGCAGAGATGATTTATGCGTCTTTTTTGTTTGACTATAATCTTGATTTGTTTGAGCAACAAGGTAAGTTGCAATGGTTTAAATTTATCGCACTGTT